AGTCCCCCAGCCCAGGGGGTGAAGGTACCGTTGTCGGCATCGGTGACCACGAAGTTTTCCCCTCGCAGTCGGACTACCGGATTCTCGCTAGAGTTCATCGTGCTGATGCAATAGCATCCGTCCTTGGCCTCCCAGGTCTGCGAACCCGCCAACAGCATCGTGGCATTCAGATCCTTGGGCGGTCCTGGGATGACGTCAAAGTCACAATTGCCCGTCATGGTGCCAGCGGCATTGAATGCCTGCATGGTTTGCCTTGAGGACCCGTATTCCGGGACGGGCATTTTGTACACGGTGACCGTGCCTTGCTTGTAGATCTCAGCGGTCGTATTCACGACCTCGAAACCTTGGCCAACAATACGGAACGGTCCGGTTAGGTAGTCTCCGAGAGTCATGTTGAGCGCATCTCCCTCGAAATTCGTAGCAGTGGGCGAGAAAAACGAGGGCGAGCCCGACACACAGGCCGAGCCGGATATTCCGCCGAGAGACTGTCCCACATATGCTGTGGACACGGTAACAGCCTGGTCGGAATTGGCGGCGACCGGGGTGTATGCTGTTATGGCGCTTTTAGCGAAATTGATCGGTTCTGGCCACTGTACGATGTGTAAGTCCCAAGGTCCCGCGGCGATCGCGGCGGGCTTCTTGACTGCTTGGGTAAGCTTGATGACCTGAACAATTGACTTGCCTTGGGCAGCGTCGGGGAATCCAGTCGGCTCAACCAGAGAGTCGTGGAATGGGTCAACCGCCTCAATGAGCCAGTTACGACCTTCATGAGTGAGTTCGCCATCTTCGACAAGCTTGGTAAGGGCATCGCGTCTCCCTGATCTGATCATGTTTTGGGTTTTCGTTGACCCTCCACCGTCCGCAGATAGTGGGCTCACCTCAGTGAGCAGGGTTGCGAAAGCGTTTGGGACGAATCGGTTGACTACTCGCGGCACCACCTCTCCGATTACGAGGTTGAACCCCAAGTGTATAGCCCAAGCCAACGGGAGGCTATTCCAGCCTAGCAAACGTCTCAGCGTAAAGTTGGTAGAATGCATCACGCTGGACGGTATCTTAGCAGATAGAGGGAGGCCGAGCTTGGCGGCCTGCACCATCTCTGCACAGACTATGCTCTTAGTGAACCAAGGGAACTCGGCGTCGCATGCGTACCGGCAGAGCTCCTCCACTATGGGCGCCGTCAGATATGCGGCGAGTTTCGGGTGGATGCTAGCAGCAACGGTGTTAGTCAACGCGCATATTGCTATGGCCCCGTACGATGCAACGTCGGCCCTTGCCATTTTGGCATAGTCGCCTTGCACGGTGCCCGCCATAGCCAGCGTGAGTTCGACTGGCGGCTTGCCTGCCTTATCCACGTCGTTGCAATGTTTGAATCTCGGGTGGAAGATGATGGCTGGGAAAGCACTAACCGACTCGATCTGCCGGCAGATGTCAACCACGTCTGACTTGCCGAGGCCATACAATCTCATGTAGGTGTCGTAAATGGCGGGGCTCTCGTCGACGGCCTTGATACGAGTTATGCGGTGCTCCATCTTCGCAATAAAATTCAGAGTGGCCTTCGACGGTTTACCTTTGGATGTGGCGCCAGCTAAGCGTATGCAGTGGTTGATGTACTCCCTGGCAATGGGCAGGTGTTGCACCATGGGTGCCAAGCCCCTGCACACCCCCAAGATGTGCCTATCAAGTTTGCCCACGGACGCCGGGTTCCTCATGCTGAAGAGCTTGGGAAGTAACTTCGCAAATTTGGGCCCAAACGCGAATCCGTACGGCGTCTTGGCAGGCCAAAACCTACCCGAGAAAAACTCAACGTCTGCCAGTTGGTCACTGGCGGATATTTCCATCTCGATGCCGGCGCGGAGGTACGTGGTGGTAATTGACTGCTGGACGCTAACAGCGTCAATGGCTCTGCAAATGACGAATGTGTCGTCGCCGCCGATGAAAGCGACGGCTTCGAATGCCTCGAGCGCGTCATTCATCACGAAAATGGATGTTTGGGTGTTGCGGTTGGTGGTGTTGTTTGCCCCGGACTTCTGATTGTCAACAGTTCTGTAACTGATTCCGTGGGCGGTGGTCCCGTGGACTTCACCGGACCATTCTATCTGCGTCAACACCTCATCAGGCACGCCTTCGCGTCTGCCCAATTCCACATACGGGTGCAAGGACGCGTAGCACTGGTGGCAATCGTATCGCACGCCATCAGCACCCAAGTATGCTACCGAGTGGGTATGTCCGTGACCCACCTCAGCAATGGCCTCCGCTACACGTTGGTCGAGCTCTTCAGCCCGCATCGAGGACGCGTAGTAGCACTTGCCATATCTGGCCTTTCGCCCCTTGTTGTCGCAACTCTCTGAGCGGTGTTTGCTCTGCGACCAGATGTAGGGCCCGGTCTCGGCTGAATCCTCAGCCGTGCTGGCCTGGATCAACCGCGGGTCGTGCACCGCCGGGTCTCCAGCCTCGTCCACCTGGTAGTTTAGCTCCACTTTGACGTGGGCTGCGGTCTTAGCGTTAGCATATAGCCTACTGCGTATGGAGTTGTTGCTCCTACCATGCTCCAGCCTGCGCTTCTTCTTATTAGGGAATCTTTTAGCCCACTCTTCAAAGGACGCAAACTGCACTGGCCCGCGGTAGAAAAGATCCACGTAACGTCTGGTGGCGTTATGCCAGTATCCAGGCTCAGGCTTTGGGACGGGTGCCAACACTCTGCCGTAGAGCGCTGCCCTCTCGTTGTGCATGCAGTACATGTCCTGCGACATTGGCACCCCTTTGAAAGCTATGGCGACGTTGTACAACGGCACGGGCAGATGCTGGAAGGGTATGGGTTCGTTTACCCTCACTCTAGTGTGGTCACGGACGGCTGTCTTGTGGTAGTCACCGGAACAGTAGGTTTGCCCGACCACGATGCCTTTTTCAGTTGCAGCATACAAGCAGCCAGCCAACTCCAGCGCGTCGTTTGGAGTCGGCTGCTCGGCCTGCTCAGAATCGTCACCGGTCCCGCTGCCCTCGTAGTCTTCGTCGTCTTCAGAAAAGTCGCTTTCAGACGATGTGTCCCCCGTGCGACTCTCCATCGGTGCGGCGTCGGTTCCCGGCGTGTCCTGTTCGTCTGGTTTAGCGGTCCAATGTCTGCCCCACCTCCTGAAGTGGTTTTTGACCTGTTGCCACTTGCTCTCGTCTACACCGGGCGGCTTGCGGATGACCTCGCCATCCTTGCTCGTGAAGGAGTCCTCGTCGTCCACGGATTCAGCTTGAGCAGGCTCCATGTCCACCTTAACTGGTGCCTGGCCAATTTTTACTTCATCCCCTTCTGACTGGGACGGTGTTCCGATGGCCTGGTCATTCTTGCGTCGCAACTTGTCCAAGTTGATGTCATACTTGGTTCGAGGTTTGACGCGGGCGCCTCCGACCTTTTCTTTGCCCTTCCGTCTGTGGGCAGCTCTTCTCAATGCATCAGCCATGCCATCCGGATTCTGTTGGTCAGTGCGTTCAAGCCCGGTAAAGTTCTTAAACCATTTCCACAGTTTCTTGATGCCGTCGTACACTGGCACCATGGTCCAACCGTACACTTCCCTGGCTATCTCGTAGGCTTTGAACACGACCTCTTTGAGCTTTTCGGTGGCACTGAGGGTGGCGAATAATCCTGATGCCTTGCCAATGACATACACAGCCAACCAGCCTGTCAGTACGCCGCGCAGGCCCTTGCCCGTTAGGAACTTGACGATCGGCCATATCAAATCAGCAATGCCTTGTCTGTCGTCCCGGGTGCCTCTCTCAAGCTTGCGCAATGCCTTCGCGACGCGCCTGGCGATTTTATTTAGTGGGCTGGGCAGCCAATCATACCATCTCTCGTTGATACCCGCTGATGCCTCAGCTAGGTCGTCTGCAGCCTTGTGCAGGTTTGGCGTGTTGGCGCCCTGTTCTTTGATGGCAAGTAGGATGGCTAGGGTGACCGCAGTGCCAAACATGTCGGCCTTGTCGGTGGGATCGATGTCGTAGTTCCTTATCAGCGTCCGTCCCATGTTGTGCGCGGCGTCGATGTTCTCCTGGTCGAACGGTCTTCCATAGTACCACAGTGCCATATCGGCCACGAAGTCCTTAAGCACGACGACCTCCTCGGTATTGTTGGTGACGAGCATGTGTCTGCCTACCGAGTAGGCCCCATTTATGGAGGTAAGCTGCGGTCCGTTCGGTTTGGTGGCATGGAACCCAAAGTCCACATTGCCGTAATAGGTGGTCTTCTTCCAATAGGACGGCCTCAACGGGGCGTGTTTTAAGTGTTTGCCCTGGACCACAACGAATTCAATAGCCTCGGTGCCTCCAATTGTCTTAAAGGGCACCCAGGTCAAAGTGAACTTCTGCCCGTTGGCATCTCGGCTGCGGTAGCTTTGTGTGGTCAACCAATCGGCTGTGCCGTGCTCATAGTCGTTGAACCTGCCCGCCACCTCGGTGACGGTAACCATGGGCCTTCCTTTGCGCGTGAACCGACGGTAGCGGAACTCGGGCTCACCGCCTGTTGGCGTGAACAGTCCCCCGCGCGGTTCCGCATACACTTGGTGGAATGAATACACCCTAGGGGCGCCCGCCTGGTTGCAGAACTTGGCGAGTTTTCCACGTCCAAGATAATAGATGCGGTCCCATATTATGAGAACTTCAGGTCTTAGGCATGTGCAAGTCCTAGGGTCGCACTCACAGGCGGACGTGTTAGGTCCGGTGTTGCCTCGGTCTTCGTCGGAGTATCTTACGATATCTCTGTCAGCCAGAGGAAAATAGTTGAAGTGCAGACGTAGGTTACCGCGGTAGGCGCGTATGTGTGCCGGTTTTACGCCGATGAAAGCCACGCTGGTTCGTTGTGTTGCCTCCAACTGGTTCAGCGTGTCAACTAGTGTAGTCTCACGGTGGGCGTGCGCGAGGGGGTGAGTGTGGGGCTTGTCTCCTTCAAAAACGAATCCCACGTGAGGGAAGGTGCCGAGTAGCCAGTCTTGCTGTCCTTCCGACAATGCGTGTCCTGGCCGCATCACCAGTCCTCCATTCGCACCTTGGCGACGCCGTTCTCCACGACGATCGTCTCCTCGTCCATGTGGGACAGGCCCTCCTGCCGCTTGTCCCAAGCCCGCTGGCTCGCCGCCCGCAGGGACTTGTGGACGTCGTTGGTCAGGCGATTGATTCGCTCGGTCCCGCTGCCCTGTGCCAGGTAATGCGGTAGCCGGCCCAGCTCCCTCATGTAGTGCAGCGCGTACATCGGGTTGAGCATCATCTCCCTGAGGGAATCGCCCGAAGGTAAATGGTCCTTGATCGTCCTCTTGTGCTTGACATAGAGGTCGTCCATCGGCCCAGGTGACCACATCGCGCCCGCGATCCGAATTTGATAATCCATCATGAAGGCCAGAGCTTCCCTGAGTTCCTCCTCCGGGTCGCTCTCCGACTCTGTATTGGGAATCGCGAAATCGCTGCTGTCTTGCTTGCTCACGGTTACGGGGCTTTCTCCTAAGAGCTCCCTCTTCCTCTGCGCGTTCCACTTCCACATGAAAGGGGTGAGCGTCTCGGGTATCGCCTCCCTCGCGCGGAAATCCCGTAGGTACGGCGTCACTGGGCTGGCCAGAACCGGAGTTGGGCTGAGAGGCTGGGCGGTCCTCTCTGGGGTAGAGCTCGGTCCCTGGCATGTGGGGCTTGGTGAGCTCGGACTTGGGTCGCCAAGTTTTAGGCGCGGTTCTCTTTTGCCCTGTAGGTCCCGTGTCTCCTCGTTTAGTCGGTTGACCTCCCGCTGGAACTCGAGCGGTCTCACTGGCATGCCCATCATGAAGCAAAAGGGACTCAGTGGTGCGGCCGACCGGTTTGTTATATCCGCCTCGTTTCTGAACTTTAGCTTGCTTCTTCTTGGCGGACTTTCCAACGCCGCTTGCTTTCGGCTTGGACTTGCGATAAGACTCGCGATCAGGTTGAGCAATGGCTGGCCGTGCGACGAGGTCAAATCCTTCGTCACCCGAACCACCTTCGCGTACTGCACCAGCATCAGAAGGTTCGCTTGGGACCTCGTCAACGACTGCTCGTTCTCGTACAGCCTCTTCGCAAATACCAGTCGATCGAAGAACAACTTGTGGTTCTTTGAGTCCTTGTGGAGCTGCAATATCTCCTTGCGCTCTGTTTGAGTTAGCGACAACGTCTGCATAACTTCTTTGAGTTCTTCGGGTCTCATGTAAAGGACGCACATCATCTCTTGCTGGATGGTCTCCCCCTCCAGGTAAGGATTCTGCCTGCGGACCAGCTTGTCCCCCACCGAGCTGTGGTACAGTGGTTCTTGCCCTTCTTGGTAACACAAGGGACTTACGGCCACTAGGTCGCATGAGAGGTTGGTCGGTCGAAGAACGTTGTCCTGACAATGCTCGCATGTTGTCGGGATCGGAAGCAGATGGGTCGGAACGCGGGGCTGTTCCACCTCCATCTCCTCCACTGCTTCCAATAGTAAACTTAAATCCAGGCTCTCCGCCTGGCGGTTCGAAACTCCACTTGAAAGGTGAAGCATCGGACATGTTGAAGTTTGTTGTGGATCAATTTTGATTTTAAAAGACTTTGATCCTGTG